TATGGGTAGAGGGCGTAGATGCTACATTTAATGGTAAATATACTGTAACTGCAGTTGGTTCATCTACTACATTTAGTTATGCTAAGACTGCAAGTAACGTATCATCTACTGTAGTATCATCATCTACAGCATTAGTTAATAAAGTTGGCTCAATTAATATTGAAGACTCATCTACCCTTACATCTACTGGTTATATAACTACAGGATATATTAGATACGGCACCCTTGAGCCTAAGAACTTTAAGCGTTTACTTGCTCGTGGTGACTTTACCTATGGTTCATTAGTGCTTGAAACTGTAGATAAAGATGGTGTTGAGTATGACCATATTACCTACGAAGCAGGAGTAACTGCAGTTGAGGTTGGTACTAACAATCCTGATACAGCACAAGAGTATGTAGCCTACAAGTTTGTTCTTAATCGTGATGATACAACTACTAGCCTAGGTCCTACATTTAAGGGCTATCAAGCAAAGGCTACTATTGCTACACCTCGTCAAAGAGTTATGAGGTTTCCTGTTTACTGCTTTGATATTGAAACAGATAGATACAATGTGGTATCTGGTTATGAAGGTAAAGCGCTAGCACGACTACAACTACTAGAAGGAGTTGAAGAAGGTGGCGATGTTGTTACTTGGCAAGACCTTACTACTGGCGAAAGTCGTCAGGTAGTTATTGAGCAACTCTCATTTACCCGTATGACTCCACCTGATAGAAGGTTTGATGGTTTTGGCGGAGTAATAGAGATAACTGTTAGGACAGTATAATGACACCAAATGAATGGGCTGCTTTAGGAGTTGCAGTTACCACACTTGTCGGTACACTAGCAATTACAATTAGACATTTAGTTAAACATTATTTGTCTGAACTTCGCCCCAATGGTGGCTCAAGTGTCAAAGACCAGGTCAATAGATTAGAGGAAAAGGTAGAGTTTATAACTGAATTAGTATTGCAGATATTAAAGAAGTAACTATAAGTAAGGGGATAATATGGCAGTAACAGTTTATACATTACCAGATTGTATTCAATGTGAAATGACTAAGAAGTTATTAGATAGACATAATATAATTTATTCAACCGTAGATATGAGTCAAGATGATACTGCTAGACAAACTGTAGAAGCATTAGGATATAAGTCAGCACCTGTAGTTGTATACGATAAGTTTAATTGGTCAGGATTTAGACCAGACAAGATTAACGCATTACATTTGTTTCTACTAGAAAAAGGAATAAAGAAAGTTGAACAATGACAACTGTTGCCAAGAGAGCCACACCTGCTGCAATTGCTGTGCTGCGCCAAGCGACGGCATTAAGACCGAAGCGCAAGAAAGCCAGCGATGGTCTGCTACCATCTGCTGCTCATCTGAAACAAAGTCCTAACTCAGACCACAATACAGGGTATGCAGCAGACTTAACTCACGACCCTAAGAATGGTATTGACTGTTTTGAAATTTATGAGAAGTTACAATCAGATTCAAGAGTTAAGTATTTAATATTTACTGGTAAGATTTGGTCAGCCAAGAATGGTGAAGCCAGATATACTGGAGTAAATCAACATAATAAACACCTACATATTTCCATCAAAGATAACTGCGGTAATGATACATCACCTTGGTTTCCTTGGCTGGGAAAAGTAACAACACTCAACAAGGTAAAGGCATCAGTAAAACCTCTACCAAAAAAGGAGAACAAATGAAAGATTTAATCGCTAAGTTAAAGAGCAAAAAGACTAAGGCTGCAGTCAAGTCTTACCTTCGTGCTGTATTAGCATCAGCAATTACAATGGGACTAGCACTGGCTGCTGACCTAGCACCTGAATATGCAATTTTAATTGGCTCAGTAGCCGCACCATTGGCTAAGTGGGCAGATAAGACCGAAAAAGAGTATGGTCTAGGCTCCAAATAAATACCCCTAATTAGCCTTTAAAGGCCCTTTTTAGACACTTTTACCCCCCAACCTAGTAGAGATACTGGGAAGGGGGGTATTTTGTGCTTTATTCTCGTCGTGTCGCTACCACATAAAGTCGGTAGATATGTGTATAATTGTCTTATTATATAATATAATTAATATAATAATATAGGGGCGAAGCCCCTTATATAATATATATTATATATAATTAATATAATATTAGATAGTTCTTTTATGTTGAGTACTCTCCTGTCCTCCGTAGAAGAACTATCTAACCTAATATGACAGGAGCAATTAATGATTAAACTTGATGATTATGAATTACCTGCTCACGTATCCTACTCAGCATTTACAACCTACTTAACTTGTGGTTACCAGTATTATCTAGGAAGATTATTACAGGTACCAGAAGAACCAAGTATCTGGTCTGCTGGTGGTAGAGCATTTCACTTAGCGACAGAATTGAATGAGTTATGGGTTAAGGCTTGGGAAACTGAAACTAAAGATATTGATTTAAGTACTGCCCGTATTGCGGGTCGTGCCACTAAAGAAAATCCTAATAAGGAAGATGCAACTTGGTGGTACCAACAGGGTTCTAAGTGGGTAGACAACTACATCACTTGGCGCAAGAACAATAAAGACTGGAAGATATGGACTACCCCACAGGGTGCTCGTGCTATCGAGTTGGAGTTAAATCCCATTGTTGCTGGTGTACCAGTGAAGATGTTTATTGACAGGATATTTGAGGTTAACGGACAACTTGTGATTGTCGACTTAAAAACATCCACACGTAAACCAACATCTGATTTACAACTTGGCTTTTATAAAGTTGGTATAGAGATGATGCTTGGTGTCGAAGTCAATCTAGGAAACTACTGGATGTCTCGTGAGTCAGGGACAGGAGAGATGATTGACCTTAGTAGATACACAAAAGATATGCTGGAATACTTTGTTGATGGCTTTGATAAGGCACGCAAGGCTGGTATATTTTTGCCGAACCTACAATCGTGCAGTTACTGTGGACTCACAGAACACTGCCAATTTACGAAAGGAAAATAATGGCTAACGAAGATTGGAAACTACAAGTTTCTATTCGTACGTCAGCAAGTAAAGATTCGGATATGATTAATGTCCGTGCTAATACTGCTGAGGAATTATCTGTATTACTTGAAGGTATATCAGATTATTCTACACAAATTGCTGCAACTGCAAAGATGGTCCAAGGTGCTTACGGTGTATCCCCTTTGGGGACCACTGGTTCAACAGTAGGCACTACGCCCGCAGTTACCTCATCAATCGCCCCGACATCGGGAGCGTCACCTACTTGCGTACACGGAAATCGGAAGTTCTTGAGTGGTATCAGCAAGAAAAACGGAAAACCGTACAAGATGTGGGTGTGCCCAGAACCTCAGGGACCGACACAATGTCAAGCAGTGAACGGCTAATACAAGCCGAATTAGAATAAGAATTGATAGAGGAGTAATTATTAGGGGAAGATAATTGTTCCTCTATCAACTTAAGACAGGAAAAATATGATTGAAATATTATGGCAGTTAGAAATGTATTTATTAGATTTAGAAATGTATAAGTTTATTTTAGAATGTTTTATTGAGTTTGGATTAAGCAATTGAAAACTTTAGTTCGTTCAGTAGGTAGGTCTGATATAGGTGGCGAACCATTGCCCTCTGTATTTAAGGCATTTGAAAACAATAAGATTATCTTGCGTAGAGCAGAAGTATCTATGCTTGCTGGTACCCCTGGTGTAGGTAAGTCAACTCTTGCACTAGCCCTAGCATTAAAGATGAAGGTGCCTAGCCTTTATATCTCAGCAGATACAAATGCACATACAATGGCTATGCGATTAGCCTCAATGATTTCAGGTAAGAATCAAACTGATGTAGAGAACCTAATGAACACAGATTATGGTTGGACTAAGGCAACATTAGCCAAAGGTTCACACATAGTATGGTCATTTGAATCTAGCCCCACACTGCAAGATATTGATGAAGAGGTTCAAGCCTTTGAAGAATTATGGGGTTGTCCTCCAGTTGCTATTTTTGTAGATAACTTAATGGACATTGCTACTGACGGAGGCGAAGAGTTCGCTTCTATGAGGGCTATTATGAAGGAGTTGAAATATCTTGCTCGTGCAACTAATGCTGCTATCATTATTTTACATCATACTTCTGAGGCTGTTAGTGGTGACCCTTGTCAACCACGTTCCGCCCTTCAAGGAAAAGTGGCACAGTTACCTGCTCTCATTTGTACTTTGGGTGTTATTGGTACTTCTATGGCTGTTGCTCCTGTCAAGAATAGATACGGAAGGGCAGATGCTAATGCCAATCTACTAACGTGGTTAGCATTTAATCCTGAGTATATGTTTATGGACGATATACCAGAGAATGTATAAACATATTGGAAAAAAATTTAGAAGAAGAAATACAACACTTCATTACTAAGATTGAGGAAGCAAAAATTAAAGCGACAGATGAATGGGGAAATGGCCTCAACCAAGGATTAGAGTGGGCTATTAGAATTCTAAAGAAAGATAAGAGTGCATACTAATGCCATCTCAATCACGTAAGCATAGGGGTTATCGTAGCCAGAAAGTATTGGCTATGTACTTAGCGGAGAATGGGTTTCCATATGCCGAAAGTACAGGTGCTGGGCGTAGTGGCTCTGACATAACTGGTTGCGTTGGTATAGATTGGGAGGTCAAGGCACGAACTGGATTTAATCCATCAAGTGCTGTTGCACAATTAAAAGAACGAGCAAAGAAAAATATCTTAGGTTTAGTTTGCTTGAGATTAAATGGACAGGGGGAGCAGAAGATTAAGGATTGGGTTGTAGTCTTAAGACTTGAAGATGCAGTAAATTTATTAAGAGAGGCTGGGTATGGTGATAAAGAGTGACAACGACTTGCCTAGTATCAAAGAAGTGCTCATACACTACGGAGCGCATATACGACAAACCTACGGACAAGTCAACCTCCAGTGTCCATTCCATTCAGATACACATAAGTCTGGAAGTGCTAATCTCAACAATAATATATTCATCTGTTTCGCCTGTGGAATGCAAGGAAACAGTTTACAAATTATTAGCAAGCAAGAAGGGGTAGATATACGTGAAGCAAAGCATATTGCAGAAAGAATTACTGGGCAAGGCGACGG